ATGATAAAAGACCTATGCTAGGAATAGTCAAATAACGTTGAACATCAACGCAATCTATTATAATCTGGAGATCTATGCTACAAAAGATTGGTTTTTTACCTGGAATAAACAAACAGATCACTTCTACTGGTGCGGAAAGCCAGTGGATAGATTGTGATAATGTTAGATTTAGATACGGCACACCTGAAAAAATAGGGGGTTGGAAACAACTAGGTGCTGATAATGTAACAGGTGCAGCCAGAGGTTTGCATCAGTTTACCAATAGTGCGGGTCAGAAATATTCTATTATAGGAACAAACAGAATATTGTACGCATACTCAGGTGGTGTGTTTTACGACATTCATCCTATTAAATCTACAACTACACTTACAAACGCATTTAGCACAACTAACGGATCAGCTGTTGTTACTATAAATTTTTCTACTGATCACGGTATAGAAGCTGGTGATATTATTTTATTAGACAATTTTACAGCTATTACAAATTCAGATTATGCAGCAGCAAACTTTGATGACATAAGATTTATGGTCACAACAGTGCCATCATCAAACACGCTTACCATCACAATGCCATCAAACGAATCTGGATCAGGAGCTTCAGAATCAGGTGGTATTAGAGTTAGACATTA